AAGAAGACCTCCGACCTCGTCAAAGGGCTTCGTCAAACTATTGGTGAATTTGGTTATGGCAATCGCAATACCTCCGATAGAAATTCCGTTCAGTAGGTCGATGATTCCGCTAAAATCAGCGTTACTCACCGCAGTTACGATCTTATTGATGCCGTTGCCGACCGCATCGAAAATACCACCGCCGATTTTCTTAGCTGCGATGGATAGTGCTTGAATCAATGCAGCGAATTTCGACACATCGGTATTTCCGCCAATCTTAGAAAACGCATCGGAGATGCCATCTTTCAGCCCAACAATAGCGTCTTTGACCTGACCGGCACGCTCTTTCAGCTTCTCCAGGATTGTGTGCAGAAGTTCCAGTCCCGGAACCTGGATCTTCTCCTTGGCAGTACCAAAGAGTTCTTTCATAGACTCCTTCGCTTCGTCAAGCGTCGGCAGACCGAGGTATTCACGAACAGACTCGGCAAAATTCTTGATGGCCGTAACAGCACCGCTCACAAAATCAGAGATCTTCTCAATGCCTTTGCCAAAGGCGTCATTCTTCTTGATCGCTTCGTCAAGCTTGGCGAGCCATTCTCCAATAGATCCGGTCACGCCGAGAACACCGCCGCCTAAGCCGGTCACTTTCCCCAGAAGAGAACCGACCGGTCCCAGAATTGCACCGATCGCCCGCTTGCAAATATCAAGAATGGCGAATAGCCCCTTAAAGGTGTTCTTCAGGTTTTCAGAAGCAGTGTCACTAAGCGTCAGCTTTTCTGTGAACTTCAGCAGTCCTTCCGTCAGATTATGAAGCTGTTCCGCAGTAGTTGGCGGAAAAATATCACGAAAGGCTTCTGTGATCGGCTTGATAACTGTCCCGATTCCCTTGAGCGTATTCTTAAGAGACTCGATCAGCTCGGTTCTGCCGCCAAGGTCTTTCCATCCCTGAAGTACCGAATTACGAGCATCAGACTGCCTATCAATAAATCCGCCGATCGCCTGGCTAAGACCAGTCCACAATTCCTTGGCTTCTTCAAAGTCACCAAAGAGGATCTCCCATGTGTTGGCCCAACCGGAGCCCGCAGCTTCCTTTAAGGTGTCCATCAACTGTGAGAATGTCTTAACATCCTGTGCAGCCGCGAATGCCTTCTTGCCGATGTCGGTTGTTTCATCGGCATAATTACGAAGCGTGCCGACAAGAGCTTCCGTCGTCATCCACTGATCCTGCAAAGAATCGTTAAAGTTATGTGTGGCGTCGATGACATTTCCCTTGACGGTCTTATACATTCCGTCTGCGGTTTTCGTCAAAGTTCCGCACGCAACAGCCGACTCCAAAAGCTGTGTCTTAAATTCCACCGTTGCCATGTTCGCATTTTCAATGGATTTCCAGTCGATCAACTTGACATATCCTGCGGACAAGGCCTGCGCAAAGTTATACATCGCACGGGAAGCCTCGTTTGCATTTGCACCGGATACGGCAGCCACATTCGACACGCCCTGGATAGCCATAACAGCATCCTCAAGGCCGACGCCTGCATTCGTGAACTTACCGATATTTGAGGTCATATCCTGGAAAGAGTAAATTGTCTTATCGGAGTAGGTGTTCAGCTCCTGAAGATACTTGTTGACCTCCTCCAACGATGCGCCGGTGCTCATCATGATCGTCTGAATAGAGCCCATCTTAAGCTCGTATTCGTCAAAGCCTTGTTTGGGAGGCTCCAATGTAAACGATTCGATCATCCGTTTTCCGGTATTGATGACCGAGTTGGTAATGTTCGAAAGGGCGGTCACCGCCATGACTTCGAGCGCCGAGAATTTCATCCGAACAGTCTCGACGGAATTGCTAAGGGTCGAAAGGTCGCACTTTTTAGCTGCGTCGCCAAGGCCCTTCAGACCTTTAGCCGCACCGTCCAGATCCAAACCCTCTTTGAGTTTGTCGAGCGTGGACAAACTTGTCTTCACACCTGCCTCGAATTGACGGTTGTCGAATCGCATTTCAACAACTCTCTCGTCAATCGTTGTGCTCATGTCTTCGTGACCTCCTTCCATGCGTCATTTGCGATTTGATCAAAAATAGGCCGGATAGCAGGATTGATGTAATCACGTCCCGCTACCCAGCCGCCGGTTCCAGTTCCATGCCCATACTGCAAAATGATGGCGATTGGAACTCCATTTTGAATATTTGAATTGTGAAACGAAATGCTCACAAAACCCTTCTTGTTCGTGATCTCGTAATACCACGATTGGGCCGTTTCTCCAGAGTCAACAGGCGTTGCAGATGCAAGAGCGGCCACTCCGGCTCGGCCATACTGATCGAGGTCTCCGAGATGCACCGTTTCTTTGGCTCTCTCCAAAAACCTCGTCAGCTTGGAGAAGTCGCCCTTTTGTCTGAACGTGATCATGTTTTCCTCCAAATTGCACTTGTTTACTTCTTCAAATACTGAGAACTGCAAAATCCGGTGTATGTGACACCCTTGTAAGTGACCTGAACATAAAGCCACTTTACATTGCCGACAAGTGTGTAGTACCCGTAGTTTGCAACTTTTGTACCTTTGGGAAGTACGGCGAGACTGGCCTTACCGGTTCCTGCACCATTACGGATATGCAGCCCAACATTCGCCGTGACAACATAAGTACCGGCCAAAGTCTTATTGAAAGACCTTGCTGCCTCAGATGCCTTTTTAGCACTTGCGGGCTTGCTTGCCGAGCCATTACTCGGCGGTGTTGCCGTGTTAGAACCTGTCGAACCAGCTTTGGCAGAATACTTGGGGAGGCAATAGCCTCGAATGTATTTGCCATTCACCCGCAAGGTTCTATACCCAACGGCATCACTCATATTTCCTTCGATGACCTTGATGGAATTTCCGGAAACACTCACCACAATACCGACATGATCAGCGGCACCGGTATTATCACCCACGCCGTTATCTTGCCAGTCGTACATAACAACATCACCCGGAGAGGGGACATAGGCATCATTCTCTTCCCAACGACCGATCTTCTTATAAAGATTGATCATTGCTCCGCATCCGCATTCGGTCGGCGCGATCTCTGTCAAGCCGGCCTCAATAAACACAGCGCTCACAAAAGTTGCGCACCAGGCGTCTGTGTATTTCACGTGGTAGCCTCGTGCAAGCGGTTTGTGACTGTTATAGAGGTCGATGATTTTTCTATGCGAGCCATTGCTTTCCTTGCATCCGAGATACTTCTTTGCGATCGAGACTACTTTGGCTCTCAGTTCTTTTTCTGTCATGGTATTACCCCCTTGTATTCCACTGCTTCCGTCGGGCAGCGTTAAGCGCTTTATACTGCGCAGCAACCTCCGCTCTCGAAAGCTTCTGAGGCGGCGACCCCTCCACATTACACACATTGATAAGGGTCAGAAGTCGGTTCAGATGCCATTTCTGGCACTCAAACGGGATGCCGTAGGAGATCATCCAATAATAAATGACCTCTGCCGTGACGATTTTACGGCTTCCACCCTTTTTCTTTGCATTGGAGATGGTCGTGGCGGTCATCGGAGCGTCAATGTACTCCGTGACCGTCTTCAAATTTGATGGAGTGATCGCTTTATACACATTCGGGTCGACATTCTGTGTCAGTGTCATGCACCGGATGTAGTCGATCGTCTCTTCTATGGTCATCGCCTTTCGGGACAAGTAAGGCTTGTGCCATTTGGCTTCCCATTTTGAAAGAGAGACCAGCGAATGCTCCAACTGGAGCGTCTGCTCCTTGGTGTTGATAAAGTTTCCGACCCCGTCAAACAATTCGGTAGCCGGCACTGTGATCTTCAGCATCGCCGGTCCTCATTATCATCAGTTTTCAGGAACAGCAGGAGCTTCGGCACTCTGATCGGCCGGGGCTGCCTTTTCCGTCTTGGGAGGAACGATGCCGTTGACGAACTCGCTCGCAGCCTTAGCGTCGGTTGCCAGCTCCATGAACAGGTTGCTGTACGCCTCGGTCTGAGCGAAGGCATCGCGGACTTCCTGGTTCTTGATGAATCGACGGCCATCCGGAGACTTCTCACCGTAAGCGCGCAGAATGATGTCCTTGAAAGTCTCAATGATGACCTTGCCATTCTGCGCGGCAACGATGCGGTTGATCATTTCGACCAGGCCTCCCTCAACAGAAACCTCCAGTTCAGTCACCTCAGCCTGTGTCAGGTTGAAGTAAAAATCCTCCTTGCGAGTGGTACCGTTGTAGTCGGTATAAGCGATGGTTTTCTTAAGCATGATGCTTTCTCCTTTCAAAAATTAAAGAAAGCGGAGCCCTCGGTGAAGAGAGCCCCGCTTTAGAAGTTCTTGTACCGTGGATCAGCCAGCAGCCTTCGTCAGCTCAATGACCTTCTCGGGCATCGGAAGCGTGGGTTCGGTGGCCTGGTCGCCATCGGTGCCGTACAGCATCTCCTCCAGCTTCGCGAGCTTGGCCTTGTCGGTCTTGGTGGAGTCGATGACCAGATGCGCGGTCGGCTTGAAATTGGGAACATCCACAGGCGTGGTGCTGATCTCCCAGCTCATGGTGGCAGCCTCGGGGCTGTCGTTCACGGTCTGGTTGTTCTTCTCAGAGGGAGAAGCCTGCGCACCGTACACCAGATGGAGCTTGTAGCCATAGTTCGTACCAACCGTATCGTTGCCGATCAGCGTGCGATAGCAGAAGCCGAACATCTTGCGATCCTGCTGGGCGATGGTGACACCCGGGGCGATCTCAGCGCAGCCGTTGCAGGCCTCGAACTCATCGGGATAGGTGTAAGCTTCGATGGTGGCGCCGAAATCCTCGGCACTCATCAGGTTCAGGTACTTGATGTTGTCCGCCCATACGGCATTAGGCTCGCCGCCGGAGGGGCTCTCATTAACGGCGCTCAGGCCGTACCAGGGCACACCTTTGCCGTATGCATTGTCCTCGCCCATCGGGAACAGAACACCGTGGTCAACGCCAGTTTCATACAGGCGCTTACCAACTTCGTCCCACTTGATCTTACTCATAGTTGTTTCCTCCTTGTAAGGTTAGAAATATAGGTTGAACACATCATGGTTCAGGTTTTCTTTGGTATAGTGGCGTTCATGGCTGCACATCGGAAGAAGCGCGATCTTGCTTGGGATCTCGCTGTCAGGATTTCTGTAAATCACAGTCACCTGATACCGGTCGTGAAGCGCATAGGGCTGATTGTCAGCAAAAGTAGGTTCAATACGGCTGCGCTCGTAAACGATGCAGTCATAAATC